CCGCCGGTCATGACGGTATCCATGACGAACACCGTAGACGCAACGGGAAGGTTGTTCGTGGAAAGGATCTGGAGTCCGGCCACGGTGAGGACGTCACCCGTCATGGTCACGCTGGTGTTGCTCTCCCGAGCGAGACCCGCGATGATCTTGGGGTTGGACAGGAGGTACGCGTAGCTCAGGTCCGACATCACGGCGACGTTGGGGTCATACCCCTGGTCCGTCGCGAGGATGGTGGCCTTGGCTTTCATCAGGTCAAGCAGCGGATCCGCCGTGGCCGTCGTGGACCATGCGACCGTAGCCGCCGCCGTCTGCGTGACGGCCGCCGCGATGACGGCGAGAGCGACAGAGTCAACCTGCTTGACCACGTAGTTCGTGATCTTTGTGAGCGAGACGTCCACGGCGCGACGGCCGTACCGCTTCACGTGCTCGTCAGTGATCGGGACATCCTGTCCCCACTTGACGACACCGGCGAGAGCGGCGGCACCGGGGGAAGCTGGAGTGCGCGGGTATTCGGCACCCGCGTTGACGGCCTCAGGTGCCTTGTCCGTGAAAATCGACTCGCTCTGTTCGTACAGCAGAGCGCCGCCCGAAACCTCGTACCGGCCGGACAGAAGATAGTCCGCGATGAACCGGTTTTCGGCGAGCGTCCTGAGCCGTCGCTGAACGGTGGCCGGTGAGTTGAGGAAACGGGAGATGGTGAGCGTGTTACCCGAAAGGGTAGGCGCAGCGGGCGGGTAAATGTGCGGCATGGCTTACCTTCCGATCCAACGCAGCGTCGCATCTGCGATCGCCGTGTTGAGTGCATTACCGACCCATTTCTCAGCGCCGTCCGTGCCGGTAACCCAGACGACCATCTTGTTTGGTGAAGCGCCCACCTTGAGCGGCTGACCAAAGGTCGCGCCACCCACACCAGCAAGCGTTTCGTGGACCATCTTGAGGGGGTAGATGGTGACCTTCTGGCCGGACACGGCGTCGTGTCCAGCCACGCCAATAGCCGTTCCACCGGCACCCGCCGACGTGACGGTATCCGATGCGGACATGGCCACGACGTCACCACCGGCGATCGTGCCACCGGCCGAGAGCGTGAACGGTCCTGCGCCCAGAATGAATTTCGGAGTGTAATCGGCCATGACTTAGACCGCCTTCCTGTCGGCCGGACGGTCTTCCGGGTACAGCCCGTAATACCGCTGGTCTTCTTCGTAAGTTTCCGTACCGGCGTATCCGGACGCCTGTAGCGGAATGACACCGGCGGCAAGCCGCTTGATGTGCTGTTCGGTTCCCACGGGATCGCCGTCCCACAGAAGTTCGTAGTGCTCACGCCTTGACGGCGGGAACTTGCCATCGTTGATCGCGGCGGCGATGACGGAGTCTCGGGTGTTCTTCTGGATTGCCGCCATCGCGGCAACACCCTGCGCCGCGCCTTCCTGTAGCTTCCGAACGACCGATGCGTCCAGCATCATCGTTCCCTCAGGAAGGTCGGTCTTCTGGAGACCGGTAGCCGCCACTGGCGTAGGCGTCGGGGTTGGGTCCTGCGGAGTCGGGAGAGCCGCCGCGTAAGCGGTCCTCAGATCGTCGTCGGAAGCGTCAGCCGGAAGGCCGAGAGCTTCCCTGAGCTTCACCATGTCTGCCATGGTTCCCTGCCCTTCCTTTGCGACTGTTGCCGCCTTGTGAACGCGTTCGATGGCCTTAGCCGGTGGCAAGTCCTTTTCGACACGCGATGTGAATCCCGCGCGGGATTCGTCCTTGGACGCGTAGACCATGCGGCTTGCCGCCGCTGTGGCTGGTGCGTCCACGTATTCGACTTCCACCGGAATGGCGTCCCCGAAAGTAACGCCGTCAGCGGTGAGAGTGATCGGAACACGGGCGTACTCGCCGGTGGCCTCATCAACGGTGATGAACTGAAGTGGATCAAGCGACATCTCTTTGATCCACGTAGTGTAGGCAACACCCGAGTCGTAATACTGCCTACGCTCATCTTCCGTGGTGACACCGGCCGCTACCTCTGTCGGTTGCGGATTGGGCATCGTGGCATCTCCTGCCTTAATCGAAACTGAGAACCCTGCCGATACCGGCGCGCTAGCCATCACCCCGTACAGATTCGCCACGTCGGCAAGGGTGTCCAGTGTGCCAATTCCAGGGGGAGTTACACCGAGCAATGAGACCGCCGTAATCACGAACGGGTGAAGGTGGCCGAGTTGGCACATGAAATCCCATGACGCTTCCATGGACCTATCGGGGTACGCACTAGGCAGGATCTTGGCTAGCCACCCTGGCATTCCGGTATAATCCCCGACCATGGTGTGTCCGCCGTCAGCGGTTGCCATGTTGTCAATGAAGCCGATAGCCGGTTCACCATCCGTGCGCTTTTTATTAGCGTCCGGAGCGGCTTCCATGTGACCTAGCTTGATGACTGGCTTACGGATCGCTGGGCATTCCAAGGCCGCAATGGCGTTAGAGAAGTCGTCAAGACTAAGGGTGACGCGTCCAGTACTGATATCCCATTGGCCAGTCTGGGCGAGTTCTACATTGGGCCACCCGCCAAGCGCGGGCATGGTAACCGTCTCAATAGCTGTGTCAGTCATCGCCGGTCACCCACCATCGTTATTACGATGCGTGATTGGTGGGGATCGTCGCATTCGTGGAACACGGCGTGAATGCGGTCAAGCTGATCTTGCGTCATGCTCTGCAATGCACGTGTGGGATTGATCCCATGAGAGTGCTCAAGGTGGCGACGCGTGCCCAGTGTGCTAGTCATTCCACACCGCCACGACAATACCCCGACAGCGGAGACGTCCTAGGCATTCGGTGTAGCCGCCCGATGCGTACGCCTGTGCAGCCTCATCCATGCTTTCGAATTCGTTGCCGTCAATGGCGCGACATTTCTTGCACGTGTTCGTGTCGAGTACCTCAGACGCAAAGTACTTAGCAGGGGGTGCTGCTGTCAGGACGGCTTGCCGCCCGTGGTTCTGCGCCGTGCTGACCGCGCCGCCAAGCTGTAGCCGTAGGTAGCTGTCCCCGAGATCGCGCATATGCGCGTCAACGTCGTCCGCTACTTCCGCACCGGTTCGGCCGGAACTCCATACGCGGATGGCTTCACGTCCAGCGGCACCAGCTATACCGGCCGCCATGATGGAAGTCACAGCGGACGCCACACCGCCTAGCCGCTCAGTGTCGATCTCTTCACCCGAGACGCTCACGCCTTGTTTGCGCGCCTCTTTCTTCATCTCCTTAGCGGCATCACTAGCCATGGCTAGCATCGCCTCTCGGAGCAACAGAGCGGCGTCCGTGCTATCTACAGCGAGAGCGGCTAGGCCATCCACCTTGTCATCGTCAACAGCGGCGGCTATCTGGTCTGTTAGCTCTTGCCGCTGAGCGCGGCTGATCTTTGACCAGTTCTTGATCAGTTCGTCAACGGTATCGGTCCAGTTAGCGTCAAGCGCTTCCGGATCCACACCGCTTGCGGCTTCCATGGTGTTCAGAGCGCGCCTGTCAGCAGCGGCGGCCCTGAGCGAGCGCCGGTACCCCGGATGTCCGGCCGCCATGGGCTCAGGTACGGGCATGGGGTCTTGGGCGCTCGGGTCCTGCATGGGGTCAACCACCGGCGGCACCGGTGCCGGTACGGGCTCGGGGGCTTCCGCCTTCTCAGGCATCTGCCACCGTTCGCGAACCCATGCCTCAAGGTCGGGATCCGCCACGATGGCACCCGCCGACAGCAAGCCCATGATGGCCTCTGCGGTGACCTCAGGTCGTGAGCCCACGTCACCAATGACGATGCGCGGCACCGGTTCATCTTCACCAAAGTTGTACGTGACCATTTGCACGGCGAGTTTGGTGAGAACGGAACCCATCTCTTTGCCTACCGCATTCAGCGAGGTAAGCATGAGGTTAACGAACGTGTCACCAAGTGCGCGGCTACCGTTTGGGGACGCATCCAAGTTAAGGACGGACGCTAGCGCCATCTGTGCCATTTGGCTATCCAGATAGCGAATGAACGCGAGGGTATCGGGCGCGCCGCCGGACATGCCATCAAGGTGGAACTTGAATCCGTAGGGAAGGCTAGCCCCCGAGTACTGACC